GAGTAACAACACCCAGTCTCCCCGACTGGGTTTGTTTTTTTCGTATATTTGCATAGTTAGCACAACTGAACTATGGCAAAAACGAAAAAGCCAATAGGTCAAGCCGAGACCGAAACAGAGGCAAAACCAAAGCACGCAGGAGGCAGACCGACTATTTATACCCCAGAACTTGCAAAGCGAATTTGTACCGAAATTGGGCAGTCCGAAAAAGGTCTGCATAGGCTTCATCGGGAGTTAGATTGGTTTCCTGACCCATCAACAATAATGGATTGGATTGACGACAAGCCAGAGTTTTCCTTACAATACGCACGGGCAAAGGCACTTCAAGCGGATTTCATGGGAGACAATGTGCTTATAATTTCAGACGATTCGAGCCAAGACGAAATAATATCTCCCAACGGCAATCGAATCGAAAATCGGGAATTTACGAGCCGTTCAAAATTGCGTGTCGAGACTCGAATGTGGCTAATGGAAAGACTCGCCCCGAAAAAGTACGGCAAGCAGGTTGAGGCAGATACGGAATCGAAAGACTACCAACCGCCTCAAATTAACCTGCATATTTCACCCGAAGCGATTAAAAAAGCATCGGAAGAATAATGCCCGAACTGAACGAAGCACAGCAGATAGCGTACTATTCCAGCCACCACCTCGAAGCGGAAGAGATACACATGCTGACGGGTGTTGGAGTGGGCAAGACTTATTGGCTGGCGGTCGATTTGATTCCCGACCTATCCGTACCGAATTCAAAGCACCTGATATGCTCGCCAACATTCGCAATGATGAAGACCGCAACATTCAAGAAAGTTCAGGAGGCTTGGGAAGAATGGGGACTTCGGGAGGGCGTGGACTATGTCGTGAACAAACGGATGGCAGGCGTCAAACCTTATTCAGGCATATCTTCGGACAAGGTCATTACATTCCGCTGGGGGTCTTATGTCGTACTTACCCACCTCGACAATTACAATGTCGTGAACGGGTCGGAATGGGACACTATCAGCATTGACGAAACAAGAGATGTGCGGAACTTTCAGGAGGCTTTGGACAAGTGCCGAGCAAGGACGAGAGGGACTACTTTCAAGAAGTTAGGACTAAGACACCGCATCAAGACCGCCACAACTCCTCCCGACAATGTCGCCTATTATCGGGAATTGGAAAGTCAAGCCAAAGTAAGTAAGGGCAGGATTAAGTTAATCCGAGCCGAATCCTACGCCAACCAGCACAACCTAAGACCCGGCTACATCGAGCAACTCGAACGCACCCTCGACCCGAATTCATTCAAGCGTGAGGTGTTGGGCATGCTCGTCACCAAACAAGAGACTGTCTGGGCGTACTGCTTCGAACACAAGAAGCATGTGGCGGATATTCATGAACGCCCCGACCTGCCTATATTCGTATCAATGGACTTCAATGTGTCGCCTATGACTTGCATTTACGCACAGCATGACCCGTCACGCAATCGCATCAGGGTATTAGGGGAAGAACGAATAATGAACTCCGATGTGTACGAGTTGTGCGAACGCATCCGCACCAGATACCCCGATACTGCTCGCCTCATCCTGACCGGTGACGCATCAGGAAGAAATCGCTCAGCCACGATGAAAGGCGTCACGAACTGGAAAGCGGTTAAGGGTGCGTTAAAACTATCGGACGCCCAGATACGCCTGCTCTCGTCCAACCCCGACAGCAAAGACACCATTGTACTGATAAATTCGATGCTATCCAAGCACCCCGACCTTGTCATTAACCGAGCGTGTAAATACCTTGTCGAGGATTGCGAAATGATGCAAAGGGGAGACGATGGGAAGAAAATCGCCCCAACCAATATGCACGGACACTTGTTCGATTGTTTTATTTACTACCTCTGGACATTCCACCGTTCATTTTTGGATAGGTTCGCAAAATCGGGTAACTTTGCCAGCGTATGAGCAACTTAAAACCAATTTACACCGACGCATCAGGCATCGAGTGGCGGACATTCGAGACTTGGGGCGACATTCCAGCGAATCGGGTAATTCCTGCCGACCTTGCCGTTCGCAGGGCGTCTATGGGACTGACACCCGAACGACTCGTCAAAGCGTTCAAGGAGATTAAAGACGACCTGAACAGGGGCGATATTGTCGGAGGCTTTTCAAAATTCGACCAACTCGAAAGACGCATCAATGACATTCCAGACGAGTTGCTTCTTCAAGACTTGGCGTGTGTGTTTGTCGTCCATCCTGACGAAGACCCAATGGATTTCGACCCGAAAATGCAACGGGTAAAACTCGAACTATGGGCAAAAGATGACGATGCACGGTTTTTTTTTATTCAGTTGGCAGTACGCTATACAATGGACTTATCGGACATCTCAGACGCTTATATCCGTTCGCTTATCCTTCAAAGGACTTTGATGGAGTCGAGCGACCAAAATCAGAGTATCTTTCCCTTGGTCGAAACTGGGCTGACGAATTCAGCACTTTCGTGACCGAGGTGAACTTAATGCATCGGATGCTTTGTAACGGCTTGCTAACCGAGATTAAAATGCTCGAAAAGATGGGCATAGAAGAGTACGCATCAACTGTCAACGCATGGAAGTACGAACTGCATTTGAAACAAAAAAGCGTCAAAGTATGATAGTTCTTGTCTTTCTAATTGGCGTCATTTGTGGTATTGCATTAAGGGAATCTGTAAAGGATTGATATGGGTATAGGACGCAAATTAAGGAGAGGCACGATTCGCCCTGTTGTGGATGAAAACGGGAATGTGCTGTTTTTTATCGACAAAAAAGGTCGGAGGGTTGACCCGTTGAAACAAATTTAATTCAGTTCCGTATAAGGGAGTATGAAACAGAAAACATGCAAAACATTTGGTGAGGCATTGCGTCTATGCTATGACTTGCAAGACAAAATAGAACGCCTTGAATATAGGCTGAAAATGTTACAAGATTTGGTTAAATCGCCAAAATCAGGTATGTGCAAAATTCATACACAGGTAACTTATACTCCCGGATTTCCACCCAAATCTGGTCATATTATTGAATTTAGCATGAGCAAGGCAATGCCAATGATAAAGGCTGAAATTCAAATTATTAAAGATGAAATAAAGCAGGAAAAGAAAAATTTTACCGAACGAACAAAATACGACAAAGAACTACTAAGGGCAAGCAGTATAAAATTGCCTCGTTAAGCGTTTTTTCGTATCTTTGCCCTGACCGCCCGGTCATTAGGCGAATCGCCATACAAAGGATAATAATCGAATTGATATGGCTCAAAATATAATATTCCGTGTAGTTGCCGACACCCAGCCAGCAGTGGATGGGATGAATAAACTCGGCAACGCTACCGACAAGACCAAGAAAGAGGTATCAGGATTAGACGATGCGTTGGGTAAAATTGGAGGCATGTTGGCTGGGGCATTTGCGGTCGATAAATTGATTGCATTTGGTAAAGAGGTAATGAATGTTACCAAGCAATTTGAGAGCATTCAGATTCGCCTTAACTCGATTGCAGGCGGTGCTGTTGAGGGTCAGAAAGCAATGGATGATTTGCGTTTGTTGGCGAATAAACTCGGTTTGGAATTTAAGGGACTGGCTGGCGAATATGCAAAGTTTGTCGGTGCAGCAAAAGCATCAGGGATTGAAGTGGCAAAGGCAGACAGAATATTTAAGTCGATGTCGATAGCCATCGCAGGAAGTGGTGCAAGTGCTGAACAATCAAATAGGGCATTTATGGCACTTACTCAAATGATGGGTAAGGGCAAAATTAGTGCCGAAGAAATGCGACAACAACTTGGGGAGGCGCTTCCGCAAGCATTTGGCATAATGGCAAAATCCTTGGGCGTAACAACTCAGGAACTTGATAAGATGATGGCATCAGGTCAGTTAATGGCTGACGAGGTGTTGCCAAAATTTGCATCCGAAATGGAAAAGGCGTTTGGAGGTGATGCAGAAAAATTAGCCGAGGGTTTGCAAGGTAGTTTAAACCGACTAAGCAACGCATGGGATAACTTCATGCTGAACTTAGGCGAATCAGCACCAATAGGCGGTGCTGTAAATGCTGTGACCGGATTAATCAATGCAGTTGATAGGGGCGTTCAGGTTTTAAAAAACGGAACGACTGAAACCTATTTAGCAGGCAAAAAAACCGAGCAGACATTACAGGCTCAGGCGGTCATAAAGGATATAAATCAAAAACTCGATGAGAAACAACTAACGACCGACCAGAAGAAAGAAGCGTTGAATAAAATGTTGGAGGCTTCTCAAAAAGCGGAAAACAAATTGTTAGTTGAAAGGTATAATCTACGCAAGGTAATAGACAGAGGCGGTGGCGATTTGTATTCAAACAGACGCAGGATGTTTGATTTATTTGAATTGACGCAAAAGCAACAAGTTTATACGGATGCCATCAAATCCGAATTACAAGTGTTGGAAACAGAGGGGGAGGCAAAGAAAAAGGCGACTCAACTTACCGACGCTCAGATAAAGGCAATTGAACGGGAACGCCTTGAAAGAATAAAATTAAAGCGGGAAATGGAAAAAGCCTTGAAAGATATTTTCACGGTTGATTTTGAAAAACCAGTTCAAGACCCAAACTTTGTTGGTGCTCCAACAATGGGAGGTGAAACATATTTCCAACGCAAAACAAGGCAACGACAACAAGAGGAAAAAGACAAGCAGAAGGACTTGGAACAGATGCGTAAGTGGCAGGGCATATTTGAAACAGAGCAGGGCAAAGCGTTTGCAAATGAATTATCTGAATTAGACCTTAAGCATCGGATGGGCAAAATTAAAGAGGAACAATACCTACAAGACCTACTCGCCCTCCGCAAAAAATACGGGATGGATGTTGGCGATGTTGAAAAAAATATTACCACAAGCGATGTCGATAAAAAGAAAACTCAAAAAGCACAAATAGCCAAATTAGCAGGCGAGACAGCACAAGGGGTTACCGATACCGTGCTTGCATATAAGCAGAGGGAGATAGATGGGGAGAGGGATATGGTCGAGAAGCAAAGACAGGCAGGATTGATTAGTGAAGAGCAGTACGACCAACAAATGCGGGCGATAAAGAGAAAGCAAGCCATTGCAGACCGAATCGCTGCGATTGCTCAGATTGCGATTAACACAGCAGTCGCCTTGACCAACCCAACCAACATAGCATCATTCGGGGCAATATCGCCATTCATCATCGCATCGGGTGCAATCCAAACAGGTATCGTCCTCGCCCAGCCTCTTCCGTACAATAAAGGAACGAAACGAGTGCCAATGATGCGAGGGGCAGTTCGTGGTCGTGATTCGGTTCATGCCATCCTGACCCCTGACGAGCGTGTCGTGCCGGCTGACATTAACATGCAACCCGGATATTCTGCTTTATTAGATCTTGCTCAGGACAAAAAGATAAGCGACAAAGAGGCTGGATTCTTAGCAGAGTTGGCAACATCAGGAATGAGGCGTACCAGCACGCAACAAAGCATTGACCCCGACATTATCGGAAAAGCCATCGCCAAGCACATACCGCATACGAATGTGGCTATAAACGACCGAGGCATTGCGGTAATAACCGAGCGAAGCCAAACCGAAATACGCAGACTTAGGAGGAGGATAGGCTAATGTTACAGGTTAAGATAAACGGACAACCGATAACGGGCAGGATTGAGGGACTCGAGGACTTTACGCTGAATTACTCCCGTGATTCCGAAACGGGTCGGACGCAGAAGAGTTACACGAATCAGTTGAAGTTCTACGACGATGCGTTTAACATAATTTACCCCTTGATGGTAGCCAACCCAAACGGGTTAAACCAATCTGCTAATGTCGAGGTATGGGACGACTGCTGTAATGCCCCCGTATATCGAGACTTAATCATTCGGGGCGATATGGTGGACTTTTGTACGGGCGATTGCTTTGTAACGGCACGATTGACCAGACAAGACCCAGACGAGTTGATTTATCAGTGTTTGAACAAATACGAAATAAGCGATAATAAAAACGGGTATTTTTATTACGACTACAATGCAAATGGAAGCAAGTTTCCTCTCGTTACTTATTGCAACGAACTGCGTCCAGACTGGGTTCATGTTGTATTATACAACTTAGGTTCAATACTTTTATTTATTGGATATGTTATCTGGCCGGCATTGGCTGTAGTATTTGCAGTAATAACAATTTTTTTCATATCAATATGCTTTGTTTTAAGACAACTCGAAAACATTCTAAATTCATTTTTGCCGGGCAACCCTGTTGATATTACCCCACCAGCCTGTGACCAATTATTTGATGACCCCGGATTTTTGTTTCAGGCTTACAATAAATTATTAGACAACCTTGCTGAAAACTTCATCGGGTGCGGACGCAAACATCCAACTCCATTATACAGACAATATATTGAAAACGCTTGTCAAATATGCGGGATTAACCAATTCAATTCCTCAATCCTAAACGACCCTAATAATGAATATTGGAACGCTTTATATTTCTTTGCCCCAGCAGAAAAAGGAAAGCGTAATCCAACGGTTTACACGCAAGCAAACAGACCAACTGCAAAAATGTCGCTTTGGCTCGACACAATTGCAAAAGACTTCAACGCCCGTTGGTGGATTAATCAGGGGCAATTATACTTTGAGCGTAAAGACTTTTATTTAAGTCAGCCACCTATTTATGACGCTGATATTAACCAAGAAACGGGCGACATATTAGATGGCGTTTGCTTTACCTATAACGAGGGAAAATTAAACGCATCAATAAAAATTGATTGTGTTATGGATGCTTTGGACGATGTAGGAAACGAGGCGAGATTAGCGTATGTTAGATATCAAGATTTTAATCCTCCTAATAATAATTTTGAGGGGATGCTTGAAAAGTCTTTATCTTATGCTCCTGCAAGATTTTTATTTGACCCTATCGCAGAGTCAATAATGACAAATATAAGAGTAACAGGACTCCCGTTTGTGGCTTTATTATTGCCTAATCTTAACCAATACACAAGGGCATTATTAATGGCAAAAGATACGGCATCTGCTCCAAAAATGCTTATTTGGGATGGTCAAAACAGAGAAGAAGCGTATGTTAAATTTTACGCACCAAATGGAAGTTTTCCGGGATATCCAAATGTTCCTGCTCATGTAAGCAAAAAATATTTGCCTACAAATTCTCAAACATATAATCCCGTTGTAAATGTACCTGATATGTATGATAACTTTCATATCATAGACGACCCATACCAAAACCCATTCCGATTCTGGAACGCTGAATTGACCGTCAGAGCAAACTGCCAACTCGTACAGCAACTCGATGTGAACAGAACCGTGCGACTACGCACACCATACGGGGCGATTGTTAACGCCCGAATAAATCAAATCAACGCCAACTTAGGCGAAAGAACAATTCAATTTACTTGTGAATTCTAATGGCAAATAACCAAACTATCACGGTCGGCATTGACCGCAACTGGAACATAAACTTCGGCAACTTATGCGATGGCGATACGGTCGAATTGCGTCTGTGCAACTATGACGGAGGTACGCATACTGGGTCAATTCGTATTTGTGGGTGCGAGGCGTTTACATTTACGCCAACTACATTCACGCTCGTCCCGTGCCAATGTACAACGATAACAGGCACATTCAATGGCAATGGTTATCCCGGAACTGGCAACTGCTTTATCGAAGTTGATTTTAACAACCGCAAGAGTTTTGTCAATCTGAATTGGAACGAAGTATATTGCGACATTGAAGAACTTGACTGGATATTTGGCGACCTGAATAGTTCAATAATATTACAAAGAAGAACATTCAATGCCGAGTGTGATACAACGGACAATTACGCATTTGCCCAAGCCGTTTATTTGCAGAGAGATTTACAAGTCGCTCAACCACTTGTTGCAGGCGATGAGTTATTTCTTAGCCAGTGGCTATTCGCTCAGATAGTTGATTGGTCGTATCAGAATTACCCCGTTGCAGGATGGAAGACCCGCATCTGTTTACAGCCAGCAGGAGAGGGCGAAGACCCAAGCGTTGATGGTACATATCAAATGGAATGGTACGGTCAACAGCCATCAGAGGAGAATAGCCAAGACACGCCTTATGTATTTGCGATAGTATCGGCAGGCGGTACAAACATTCAGTATCGAGTTGAGTTTAACTTGCCCGAAGATAGCCTGAATGCCCCGAGTAACTTCCCTCTTGCCAATCATCGTATACTTTTAGCCAACTCGACACGCAATGAAGTTGAGTTGAACAACCAAAGCGAGAACTCGATATATCGCAACCTGAAATACATGAGTTGGGCATTCGTAATTTACCGCTCTGTTGGTTCGGTTTATCAGGACGATATCTTTTCGATTCGTGGTAAGTTTCCGTTCGAGAAAGAGGGAGTCGGGGCAAATGCAGTTGCTTTCTTTTTGCTTAGCACAAGTTTAACAACGCCCACGGGACAACCTACCCAATACCTTTCAACCATACGCCAGACTAAGGTGCGTGTGGACTTCCAATTTGCCGATAACAATGTGACTGGTACACCTCCGACCGATATGTGGGTGTATTTGATTCGCAACGATTCGCAGAACAACCAACTCGATTATTACGAGAATTATGAGTACGACCAAGCCGACTTGACCAACTTAGTGGCAGGTAATGTTATTACACCCGTAACGCCTCCGACAAACATTACATCGAATGAGTTCTTTGCCGAGTTTGATGTGTTGAATCTAAGGCAAGATTTAACGGGCGTTGAAAATATATCCAACAATTACCGATTCATATTCATAACGACCTCGGCATTGGACAGGCAGAGTCGGTCTTGGATAACCGAACCGATTCAACTAATCAACTACGATGACCAAGACCTAACACTAACGGGTGTTGAGGCAAAGTTCCGCACCGTTGAGCAGGAGTATGCTGGCACGGTTGGAACGCTGTTAGGCACATGCGTCAATATGAATCTTGAAACGGTACTACAAGCCAATTTGCCTTTGTCAGACGCAGAGGTACAAGCCAAGACGGGTGGTTTAATAACCACCGCATTTGAAGCGTACAGAGGGGCGACATTGAGCATTTACGAGCAATCACCTTTGACTGGCTCAACTCTACTCAATACGCAATACTTCGGGGCGAAAGGTCAGTTGATTTGCGACAAGGTTACCGACAACGGACTTGACCCGATTGTAAACAACTCGCAAGGGGCAAATATAGATTTGGTATTTCCATTTACCATACCCGACAATGTTTACCGCAAGATAGGCAGAGAGGGGTTGTTTCAATCGGATATAAACAACTCGAACTCTTGGTCAACGCTTAGCCTTGCCTCGCTCAGTTGCGTTCAGAATCGGACAAGTGACCAGTGCGATGTGTTGTTTGCTTTGCCTGATGTGACAGGTGCGGACAATCCTGAATACATGACATACATTCCCGATACAAATGAGGTATGGGTGTGTAATGTTGCAAATCATACAATATCAATTATTGATGTTTCCACGCTTACCATAACAGCCACCATAACACTAACGGCAGGCGATGCCCCTGTTGGTATTGTTTATGTGCCTCAAAAGGGGTGCTATGTAACATTAAGGGGTATTGATACAACCGCATTGATAAACATTTACACAAGGTCAATCACTGCAACATTATCAACGCCAACACTGCCTCAACAAATAATTTACGCACCAAGCATAGATAAACTTTTTGTTATTTCAGGAAGTGCCAACCTGTACGAAATTGACCCACAAACAAATACAATAACAAACAGCGTAAACACGGGGCAGACAAACACTCAAAGCGTTACATATTACGCAGGTAACAATTCGCTTTATACCGTTGCAAATGTCTCAAGTGATTATGTCGAAACGCCTCGCAGTACTTGGATTCCATCTGCCCCCGTATCTGTTCCTGCACAGCCATTTTCGGTATTTGCCTCAGCCAATAATTTATGGATTGCCACAACCAACACTATTGAGGTTTACGACTACACCAATACGCTCATAACTTCATTATCATATCCTGCATTAGGAGGTCGCTCAATAATCGAAAATGCAGGTATAATCTATGTTGGCGATACGGCAAACAACCTTGTCAGGTTAATTGACAACACCACATTCAGCGAAATTGCAACCTATCCTGCCGTAAACAACCCAAGACGATTGTTATTCGGTGGCGGTCATTTGTGGCTATCTCAATTTAGTTCCGATTCCGTCCGCCCCTACCTGCTCGACTGCAACGACTCGCTTCCCCCGTTCACGATGGTAAATCGCAACATCAACCTGAATTGGGACTTGGAGTTTGAATTTTTCGACAACACCGAAATTTACACCATCACTCAGGAATTGAACAGACCAAGTCCGAGCAGGATAGCCGACTTCGTGAATGACATAAACGATATCATCATTGAGGAGTATCCGAACGATGGCATACCTACACCGATACCAATTGACAATCTTTGCCCAACAACGGGTCAGGTCATTGTAACTGCAAACTTTTTCACACCAAAAAGAGTCATGTCGGTTGGAATTGAATTACAGCCAGT